TATTATATTTAATTTATTTTTTATTTTTTATTTTTTATTTTTATTTTTTATTTTTTGTTATTTATTTTTTTTTTTTATTTTTTGTTATTTCAAATAATATATTACTTATTTCTTCCATTTTTGTATTTATTTTTTTTATTTCTGTTTCTATTTTATTTATTTTTTCTTCATAATTTGGTTCTTCTTTTATATTTTCTAACATACCAGGCAATAACTTCATTTTTGTAAATATATTTTCTGTATTAACTTCAGCGATATTTATCTTTATATTTTCATCTGCCCAACTTATATGTTTTTTTGGATAATTGTTCATATTTATAGTTGGTTCAATTAAATCAATGATATCATTTTTATAAATATTACTATTTACATCATAATCTTCTATTTTTATATATTTTATTTTTGTATTTTGAGAATTTTTCAAATTTTGGGAATTATCTTGAATATTTGGAATTATTTTTTCATTTTTAATGGACGTTTCTGTTGGTTTTAACCAATTTTCTACATTTTCTACATTAAAAGATTTATTTATCTGTTCCACATCATAGTTTCTTTGATCCATCATCTTTTTTACTTCTTTTTCTAGTTCAGTTAAAGGAGTATCCATATTATCACTGAAATTAGGCTTTTCTGGTGCTTGTAAAGTAATTGCGTTTGTAAATTCTTTTTGTTTTTCAGATAATTGCTTATCAAATTCACTTAATCTTTGGGTTTGTAATTCTTCAAAAGTGATTAATTCTTTTGATTGTGATTGTGATTGTTGACGTTTTTGTGAATTTGTTTGATTTATTTGATTTATTTGATTTATTTGATTTGTTTGATTTATTTGCGGTGTTGTAATTTTATTATTGTTAAAATTTTTTTTTACATAATTTATTATTAGAGTAATAAATTTTTTATTTAATTCAATGAGATTACTTGCGGTTTGTTTTTCATTTTCATAAAAAGATGTTATTATTTTTTTTATAACAACATTTATTTCAACAATTATTTCCTTTGGTTTATTTTTTAATACATCATTATCCATTAAAACGTCCCAAATGATACCTATGTTTTCTTTTGACAAAAAATCGGTTGTAGACATTACAGAAATATACTATAAGTATACGAATATATTTATATTCTTATTTCAAACAATATAAAGTTGGTTTGCTTCATATTTGTAGTACATATGTCTAAATATTTTACGCTTTTTGCTTTTTTTCTAATACCCGGTTATCTCGAAGATATGTTGAAAATATCAAATAACAATGGAAATATGGCTTGGAATGGAATATATTTGGGGTTTTATTATAGACGAAATATAATATATGTATCTAGTGGATTGTTTCTTTTTAGTTACTTGTTTTCGTTAAAATATTTGTTATTTTCAAGCCTTATATTGTCTATGTTTTCCTTTTATACTTTTTTTAGTTATTTTCATAAATTGTGTAAACTTCTATTTTGATTGACTTATTTTCAAAGGTCATCATTGAAATACACTTTTCTAAATTTTTCCATATATTCATCCTTTAATATGTGCGTTTTAAAATAATGCTCCGTTAACTTGTCTTCTAGCAAGTGAATTATAAAAAATAAACTATACACTCCACACTCCGTATTTCCATATTGGTGTTCTACCGGATAATTTTGGTCGAATTTAAAAACCATTTTAGGATTCAAAGTTAGCCCTTCTTTTTTGATTCTATTTACTAATTTTACTACTTCCTTCGGAGCCTTATCGCCAACACTATCAAAAAAGAAAATGGTATGTTTTTTTATATTAATAAAAAGACTCATCCAATGTTGTCCTGGTTTATTATGCGGATCGGTATTAAAAATTACGCCTATTTTTGTTTTTCCTCTTTCTATTTGTTTTGCTAAACTAAAATGACATAATTCTTCCCAAACGCACTCGCCGTACATTTTTTTTTTATCGAAATCTATAGGCGTTGGACCAATAAAATCAAAGCATTTATAAGCTTTCTCATACTGTTTCATTACATTTATTATTTCTAAACTTGATAACCAATCATTCGGTTTTTTTTCCCATTCTTTCGGAGATTTGGGAGCAAAAGAATCTATCATATCACTACTTACTTTTCCCTCAGCAAACTGTTGTTTTAACCAACAAGACTCCTTATTACAGGTTTTTTTTAAATAGTTTGCTAATCTAGAGTGAATCTCTTTTGGGTCATTTGAATCTATAATCTCGTCACTATGCCTCACATTCCATAAATTTCTTAATTTGTATAGAGATTCATCCGTATAACATGAAAAACTATTCTGTTGAGATTTTTCTTTAGGACTACAACTTAACTTTTTCATGAATTTTCCTCTTCCTTTCAATGATTTTTTCATGTTTGAGTTTGAGTTTGAGTTTGAGGATGAACGTGATTTTTTGGTTTTATTATTCAATTTAATATTCAATTTAATATTCAATTTATTTTTTATTTTTCGTTTTGTCTTCATAATTATTACTTATATTTTTCTTTTTGCCAATACCTTTATTTTTTAGACTTTCTTCGTTTAAATTAATCTCTTTTTGTTTTGGCAAAATAATCTCTTCTTTTATTTGACTACTTTTTATAATGAAATTATCTAAAGAAGGATTGATTATTTTTACAGTTGAACGTGCAAAAATGGAATCGGTTTCTTCTTGTATTTTTTTTGACTCTTCCTCATCAATAACAGTTTCATTTTCTTCCATCTCTTTCTCTTTCTCTTTCTTTTTCTCTTCATTCAAGCTTTCGATTTTATTTATTTCGTGGTATTCGGATTGTATAATATCATTATTGTCTAAAATTTTGAAAGAATGGATACATGCTTTTACGTAATTATCAAAAGCATATTTTACTTCAGGTAACATATTTTCATTTTTTTCTGTAGACAAAAACTCCTTAGTCAAATTTAATATTCTTTTTTTATAAAAATTTTTTTCTTTTTTGTCAATGCCTTTTGATGTTTTTTTTTTCACATAATTTTCATATTGTTGCTTATTCAATAAACAATCTAAAGTAACTTGGTTTACGAATGCTTCTGACATTATACTAGTTTAACAATATTTAAAATAGTGTAATATAATGTAATATAATGTAATATAATATAATTTAATTATTTATTATTTTTGGACATTCTTGAGGAGTCAAATCCTTTATTTGACATCTGGTTGAATTGTTGAATAAATTGTATCCAACATCTTCATTAAAACAATTTGGATTAAATTTGTTAAAGGAATCATTTTTAAATAGTAATTCGTGAGGTTGATTTACGTTGTTTGAAGGCGTAAATGAGTAATCATACAAGTCACTTTTACTGCCAGGAACATATACAGATTGACTACATTTTTGAAGAGCGTAAATTTGATTCCTTAATTCAGATTCTAGATTGACGTTGGATGCGAAACCTGACCACGGCGATTGTGTGTTTCCAGGATTGAATACATTGTGGACATTGTATGTTGGCATTACTTGAAGTTCGGTTTTTAATTTTTTTCTAGGATCTACAATTGGAAAGTAAGAATATTTTGTCATTACGGGTCTAACATCTAAATATGGCTGAAGTTTATTCGAGGGTACATTTCTCTCATATAATTTTTTATTCATTTCTTCTTGTGGTTTTAATTCACATTGACTATACCATTGAACATTCATTATAATATATATTATTATATATTATTTTCCTTTTCTACAAAAGAATTGTTGTAATCTTCCATTTGTTTTTTACAATTTTTGTTAACGGTATCAATGTAATTCAAATAAAACTTCATTTTGTCATATGACGAAGCATAATTACGACAAGTTAAATTGTCGAATTGTTCTGCGCAATATCTCTCAATACTATCGCTTTTATCCTTTTTATCTTTTTTGTTATTTATTAATTCATCCAATTTATGACAATTTTCTTTGTTTTTGTACATACAAGACTCAATTTTACAGCTAGACATACAATTTTTTCTTAATTGTTTCAAATTGTCAAACTCTAGTTTTAATGATTTTTCTATGCGTTGTAGCTTTACTCTTCCTATATCGTTTGTAAGAGTTTTTATTTCCTCTTCTTTATTTTTTGGAGGACGTGGAAAAAAAGTCCCAAGCCCGCCTATTTTGTTTTTATTCGTTTTTCTATTATTACTTTTTTTATTATTCGTTTTTCTATTATTACTTTTTTTATTATTCGTTTTTCTATTATTACTTTTTTTATTACCTTTAATTCTATTTGTTTTATTACGTTTCATACATTATGTAAACATATAATATTTTATTGATATTTTGAAATCTATATAAAGGTTAAAGCGTGTATTATTATAATTATATTATGTGCGGAATTTTTGCTCTTCTTAATGTTTATAAACATAATTTAATACATACAACCCAAGTAAATGATGCGTTTGAAAAGGGAAGCGGGCGAGGACCCGAATTTTCTAAATTAGATGAAAGTTATTTTAAAATGACGCTTGGTTTTCATAGATTAGCTATCAATGGTTTGAATAATGAATCCAATCAACCGATTTTTGTCGACGATATTGTGCTGATTTGTAATGGTGAAATTTACAATTATAAAGCTTTGTATCAGGATATGGGAGTAACCCCAAAAACAGATTCGGATTGCGAAGTAATTATACACTTATATAAAAAATATGGTATTTCTCAGACTCTTGAAATGTTGGACGGCGTTTTCGCATTTGTTTTACTCGATAACAGAATCAATGAATCATTATCAAATAATGTTTATATAGCTAGAGACCCTTTTGGTGTTCGTCCATTGTATTACCTTACACAAATAGCTTTCAATTCACATTATTTTTATGGATTCGCTTCTGAACTTAAATGTTTGGATAATTTTGAAGATCAATTTACTATTACAAAAATGAGAAAAATTCAGCAATTTCCTCCTGGGACATATTCTGTGTTTCACTTGACAAATAAGGTGAGTTCAGTTTGGGAGCCTTTAAAAGAGTTTGTTACTTATTTTTCCCCTAGTTTTTCACGATCTACTTTTTTATTTCACGATAAAAATAACTCTGTTTTTAATAGCGACATACATAACATTTCATTGTATTTAGAAAATGCCGTAAACAAACGATGTATTACTACAGAAAGACCGATAGCCTGTCTACTATCTGGAGGACTTGACAGTAGCCTTATTACCGCTTTAGTGAATAATTATTATAAAATCGCTGGTATAGAGCAAAAATTAGAAACATATAGTATTGGATTATCCGGATCAGAAGATTTGAAATTCGCGCGTGTTGTAGCTGACTATTTAGGGACAAATCATACTGAAATACTCGTTACTGAAAAAGAGATGTTTGAAGCTATTCCAGAAGTGATATATGCTATTGAAAGTTATGATACAACTACCGTTAGAGCCAGTATTGGAAATTATTTGCTAGGAAAATACATTTCGCGAAATAGTGACGCTAAAGTTATATTTAATGGAGATGGTTCTGACGAATTGTGCGGCGGATATTTGTATATGAATAGTTGCCCAGATTCAATTGAGTTTGATAAAGAGACTAGGAGATTATTAAAGGATATTCATATGTTTGATGTATTGAGATCTGATAAATGTATTTCTTCTCATGGTTTAGAACCAAGAACTCCTTTTCTAGATAAAAATTTTGCGAATCATTATCTTTCTATTCCGATTGATTATAGGTTTCACAAAAAAAATAACCAATGTGAAAAATATTTATTGAGAAATAGTTTTTCTATTGAAAATTTTAAAAATTATGAAGGAAAACAATTGTTGCCAGATGAAATATTGTGGAGACGGAAGGAGGCGTTTAGTGACGGAGTAAGTGAAAAAGGACGTTCATTGTATCAAATATTACAAGAACATATTGCGTATAAATTAGGCGGAAATATAAGTTTACAAAATATAGAAACGGAAAAAGGTTATTATAAGATGTTGTTTGATGATTTTTTTCCCAACGTAGAAAACGCGTTGCCTTACTATTGGATGCCGAAATATACGAATGCTACTGATCCTAGCGCTAGAACGCTTGAGATTTATAAGACTATTTAGTATCCTGGATCCTAGATCCTGGATTTCAAAATCCTGAGTTTTATTTTTTTAGAATTTTTCAGAAAAAATAAAATGGCGCAAAAAAGAATGTTGTCAGAAACCTAAGAATTTTACTAGTGCTCATTATTAAATCCCAGACTAACTACCTGCTGAAACAAAAAACGACTCTCAACCCTCTAAAAATTTTTTTGAAAACGATGTCTTCTCATTCCTTGTCTTTAGCCCACCCAGACTCCCTTGAAAATACCCATGTATCCCCTCGTTTTAATTCAAGCCCTCCCTCTACTCATCCTCATCATCAAACCGAGGAGGTTGTAGAGATCCCTGATAGCCCTCTTAGACTTCCGCCCATAGTAGCTCCTGTTCGCCAGCGTACGAGAAGAGCTCCCCGAAGATGCTCTCATTGTAGACAAACGGGGCACGATTCCCGCAATTGCCCCGAGAGGTTCCTTATGAACCCGCGCGATAATTTGACGCAACTCATATATACTCGCATGTTAGAAAGAGTTCCTGTCATCGCCGAGTTCCCGGCTCTTCTACAGAGGGTACATGAAGAGATATACTTCTATGTCTTTGACTTGAGTACTCGTCAGCTTAGAACGTACCTTCAGAACCCTCAGGAAGCCATAAGATATGCTTACCAGATCGCTCTTGCCGAGATAGCAAATTATGAGCAAATAAACGGGCATGTCCATCACCCGATCAATCGCGCTCCTATAGCTCCTCGTCGCCCCCTTGGATCAGAGTACTCCAAAAATATAGTGATTGACCTTGACCTTCAGGTCTCGTCTGAAGAAATAAGTGAGTGCGATATTTGCTTTGACAAGAAATGCCACGTAAAAACTGGATGTGGTCACCTTTTTTGTAGCGATTGCGTCATTGCCATAATGAATGAGAATAAAAACAAGACAAAAAGCCCAATTTGTTCCTTTTGCCGTGAGCCTTTTACCAAATTTACAGTGTCTTCGCCTTCCGCTCACGCAGAAATATGCGAGTTTATCCAAAATTTAGCTTAAAATTATATGCCTTTTTTATATTATATATGCCTTTTTTATATTATATATGCCTTTTTTATATTATATATGCCTTTTTTATATTATATATGCCTTTTTTATA